GTGACAGAAGTAAGGCTCATCCCTGCCTACGAATCGCTGGACAAGGACAAGGACGGCATCGTCACGCTGGCCGAGGTGGATGCCGTGGCACCGGACTGGGCCGAACGACTGCACGCCTGCGACACCGACCGCAACAAGACGCTGAGCCGTGGCGAGTACGACGTGTGCAAGCAGACCAGCGCTTCGCATTGATCCATCATTGAGCCCTCGACTGACGCTGCGCATGCCGGCTATACCAAGGTATAGCCGGGCTAACCCACGAGCCTCTAGGCCCGTCCCATTCAGGGGCGGACAATAGCGCCACTGGCCAGGTGTTCAGGGGTGAGATATATCAGGGGGGAACTGCGAGATATCTTGCCGGAAGACCCCGGAAGAAGGCTGACAATGGCGGATTGATATGAAAAGCCGTTGCGCCTGGTGCAATCCCTGAATCAGACGAAGAGATCCAGCTGATCCAGCTCGCCCGCCCGCGCTTGGGCCCGGCGAATCAACCGACGGATGCTTCTTTCGTGCATGCCGGTCTCGTGTGCAAGTTTAGCGGTAGAGGTGCCGGCGAGGTAGGCCCGCAAGATCTCGATCTCCCGCTGCGTAGCTTTGAAGTGCGCGTCCTTCGGGTATGTGATGGTCTGCCCGCCCCAGTGTTCAGCCAGGCTATCGGCCACCGCTGATCCCACCAGGTCAGCAACCTTGGTTGGGAGCGCATGCTCACGACTCAGCAGACCTGCCACCACTTCGGCGATCTCGCTGAGAAGTTCATGGCGACGGGCCTCCATCGACTTCATGCCGAAGGGGCCTCCCGCCGGGCGCGGCGATTGGCATCGATCTGAAGAGCGGCAATCACTTTGGACAACTGATCCGGGTTGCACCATTCCAGGCGTCCTACCTTGAACATGTGGCGGGCCACCGAATGGGCATATTCCCACTCACGCCCCGAATCAGCCAGCAGGGCTTCGATCTTGGACAGCTGCGGGGACAGGTCGCCCTTGGGCCGGCCGGCCCAGCGCTTGGCCGCATACGCTGCCTTGGCGGGGATGCCACCCAGGCGGCGCAACTCATTGGCGATCGCGTCGAGCTGCCGGCGATCGCACTTGCCGGCGCTTCGCTGGGCGGCCCCGTGCTCCTTGGAGACGCGCTCAACCAGGTCACGGTAGACGTCCTCGGAGAGGCCGAGCTTCTTGGCGCCGGCGTGGATCGCGGCCAGGACGCGGTTGCGGGCATCACCGGCCTTGCGAATGCGCGTCATGCCTTGCTCCTTGCGCCCAGAGCGGCCCGGAGGGCGTTCTGCCATGCCGGCACTTCCTGACCGGCATGGTCCAGCAGCCGCAGCAGCCCTTCGCGTGCGCCAGGCACGATACGGCCACCGTCCTTCAGGACGGTGGCTATCTGGGACTTCTTCGTCAGCGGATCACGGCGCATCAGCGGCCCCTTCCTGGCTGTCGATTTGGTCGATCTGCGCAGCGATCAGTGCGCCAGCGCGCACCAGGTCGCGGCGAGCGTCGACCGGCTTCCACCACTCCGCCGCCCACGGCCACACGGCGGCCGGTCCGTGCCATGCGATGTGGTTACGGGTGCCGGCTTCCAGATCCAGCGCGGCCAGCTGCACGTAGGCGGTTGCGGCCTTTGCCAGCTCGCCACGCCGATACTGCTGGTCCTTCTCGCGGGTGAAGCCCTCAGCCTGTAGCTGGCGCTGGCGCTCGCCGGCTATGGCCTCGATGCCGGAACCCAGGTCCACGGTCTGCCTGGCGAGGGCTGCAGACAGCACTCGCCGCAGAACCTCTGCAAGCTGGCTGTTTCGGTAGAAGCCTGGATGGTCGAGTTTGCCTCGCTCGATGTTGTCCGCAATGAGTCGAGTGAGCCTGGCATCGTCGGGGAGCATCAACACGCTCTGCTGATCAAACAGCCGGCGGACGGCGAGTGCTGCATCGACCGCCGCCCTCACGGCCGACCGAGACGGTCCGTTGGCTCGCGCGCGGGGTGCGGCCTTATAGGCACGCCATGCCGCGTCGTACACGGTCTCATCCATGAGGCACCTCCACTTCCTCGACCTGCATGAGGCAGGAATCGAGATCGGGCCGGTCGTCCCAATCGACCAAGCGGATGCCGTGGGGCGACGGCCAGCCCTCCAGCTGATCGAACTCACGCTGCATACCCTCGGTCGAGTAGCTGGAGTTCACGTCCAGCACCCACCCCATGAACTCGGCACCCGCCATCTTGATGACGGCCAGTACCGCGTCGCCGTCGGCTTCTCCAAGGCGCTCATCGGCACCGGTCCAGAACTTGTTGATTTCCGTCGCCAGCTCCGGCGTCAGGATGCTGTGGTCGATCTCAAGCTGTACCTGGCCTTCGCCCCAGTCACGTTCGATCTTGTAGCGCTTGATGGTCATGCCGGGCCTCACGGGTTCGTTGAAAGGTGGAAGGCCTGTTCCAGCACCAGGAACAGGCGGCGAATCTCGCCGCTCTGCAGGGCAAAGCGGGCGTCGAACTCGGCGCGATGGCTATCGGCGTCGGCCTGCTCGAGCTGGGAGAGCGCGCCGTCCAGGAACTTCAGCTTTCGCACCACCAGGTCATCGCCCAGCTCGAAGGACAGCGCGTCCTCCAGCACCAGGGCCAGCTTGGTGACCTGCTTGCCGGCATCCAGGTGCTTGTCGATCTCGTCGCTGCGCAGTTCCTGGTCGCTGCAGCGCACCTTGGCGCCACCCTCGACCGGATCGCGCAGCTCGGCGGACTCTCCAAGGGATAGCCCGTCCGGCAGCGGCTCGCCAGCGATCCAGCCGGTCAGGATCGAGCGCGGCGCGACCTGGGCATTCAGCGGGACTGCCGGGAAGCCGCCCAGCAGCCCACGGATATCGGACACGAAGGCCTCGCCCACCTTGCGGCTGGAGGTATCCACGGCCACATAGCCGTGGGTCAGGTCCAGGATCGCGTCGTGGCGAGTGTTCTTGACGAAGGCCTTGGGCAGCAGCTCGTGCAAGATGTCGTCCTTCATGCGCTTGCGCTCACGGCCACCCGGTCGACGCCCCTGTCCCTGTTCCATGACCTGAAGACGACTCTCCAGCGCACGGTTGACCACGGCGCTGGGCAGAATCTTGTCCTCGCCACCCACCGTCAGCCAGAGGAAGTCGCCCTGTCGGCACGACAGGCGCTCCTGCTCCTCGCGGCCGAAGGGGGAAATGAAGCCGCGCGAGTTCATTTCCAGCGGTCCAACCGGCTTCAGAACGCCATGCGGCAGCACGGATTCGACTTCGGAGAAGTCGGTGCTGGTCGGAAAGCGGAACAGCACCAGGTTACGTACGAACATGGTCATTCTCCGAGGGATTGATGGAGTAACGGCCCTGCCACACCACCACCGGCGGATGGAGCAATAGCTTGAGAATGGCGTCGAGGGCCGCTTCCGCCTGTGCTTCACACTTCTCGGCCATGCCATGCCCGACCTGGCGAGCGATGGCCACGGCCACGTTCTGCTTTGTCTGCGGGTCGCGCAGGCCACAGATGAAGTCGAGTCCGTCCATTCGCCGGATCGCCTCGGCCGTGGTCGCAGCCATCGCGCCCACCGCCTGCTGAGCGCAGGGACCGCACATGGGCGACTCGGGCGCACCGGTGGGCATGTCGCAGTTGACGCACGCATGACGCGGCCCGGTGGTGGCCACCTCAGGGTCGGTGCGATCTTCGAAGTGCAGAAGCGCCGGCTGGGAGATGTGACGCTTCAGGCGCCAGGGCAGTGCGTCTCCGCGCGCCTCGATGTACCGCACTGCCTGACGGATGGCATAGCGGGCGGCGGTCGCGTCTTCGCCCTGGATGTTGCCGCAGGTGGTATCGAAGAAGCGCAGCCCGTCCAGCTTCACGGCGGGCGCGTGGATCTCCACGTCGGCCCGTGCTGCTCGGTCGGCGATCTCCACCGCCAGGGCCAAGGTGCTGGCATTCAGTGCACCGCGAACGCCGTCGAAGCGGAAGGTGCAGGTGTCTCGGATCTTCGGCATGTCAGACCCCCGCCACGTCGAGAGAAATCGGCTGGTACTGGCCACGTGCGTCGCGCTCGTAGAACCGCACGTAGGTCTTGCTGCCCACCACCGTCACCGCATCACTGATCGCGGTCATTGCCCGCTGCCAGCGGGCGTCATCGAACTGCAGCCGGCGCAGTGACAGCACCTCTGCAGTCTTGATGCTGCCGTCCTGGCCCACCTTGAAGGCGCTGTTGACCAGGGTGCGCAGCTCGGCGCGCGAGCCTTCGGTCCAGTCGTTGAGGCACTCATCGATGAGGGCCTTGGCGGCCTGCAGGCGCTCATCGAACTGGATGGTGTCCTGGCAGGCGCGCAGGATCTTGAAGCGGCCATCGTAGGAATACAGGCTGACGTTGCCCTTGTCGCCGCCGATCTTGGCGCCGTACTGCTCGCCGCTGAGCTGCACGAACGCGCCGATATCGGCGAACGTATCCGCTTTGAAGGTGCGCAGGGCTTCGCGCAGCTGCAGGGCGCGCTGGATCTTCTCCTGCACCAGCTGGTCACGCGCCAGATCGATCGGCTTGATCTGTGCCTCGGGCACCAGCCGACCGTTACGGTCCTCGCGGTAGCCTTCGGGAATGGATGGGGTCATTGGGCGCCTCCTTGGGCGGCGGGGGTGACAAACGGTTGAGTGGGCCGAAGGACGTCGGGGACGCCTTCGACGTGGATAGGGCTGGTTGCGGTGAACCAGTCGGCGCGCCAGCGGCGGGCCGCATCCAGCGAGATGCCCAGCAGGCCGGAAATGCGCTGCGGAGTGAGGTGGCGCGGATTCTGCGTACGGGCCCACAGCGCAAAGCGCATCGCGCGCAGGTGGTCGTAGCGCTGGCGGCCGGTGCGTGCCATCACTCCACCCCACCGAAGATGCGATCGAAGTGGTTATGCAGCGAGTCGACCAGCCGACCACCGAGGTAAGGCGGGAGCTCGCCTTCCAGATCCTCCTGGGACTGGCACACGGTGCCGATGGAGGGCATCAGCGGGCCTTTGTCGAAGGCGGGACCTTCGTAGCCCCCGGCAGCAGATCGGGCCTTCTGCGCCCCTGTCATACCCGGCCGGGCACCACGCACACGCTGCGCCTGCGCGGCGGCCAACGCCGCCTGGTCGATCTTCCAGTCGGGGTTGAGGCGGTAGTTGCGGGCCAGCCCTTCGCCGACGCGCAGGATCATTCCGCACCGCACCGCCTTGGCGACCGCGTTGGACACATAGCCGCGGTAATGGAAGCCGTGCTCCATCACCCGGTCGATCAGATCCGCAGAACGGACCACGCTGGCGCCCAGTGACAGGGCGATAGCGTGCTGCATTGCGACGCTGGGGATGGCGCTCATGGCTGAACCACCTGCGGTTGGGTGATGCCGGCTTCCGTACGCGTCAGCACGATGACCGGTGCAGGGCTGGGCGTGGTGCGAGCGACCACGCAAACCACCGCGCGATGCTTGCCGTCGACCTTGCTGCGGGCCTGGGCGTCTTCGATCGCCTTGGCCGAGTCGGTGAAGGTGTCGCCACCCACCCACTCAGCAGGGACCACCAGGAACTGGCCGCGCTCAGCCATGAGCCACCTCCCGCAGCATCGGAGGACGCTGGGTCCACTCCAGCTGCACGCCCTGGTACTCAGCGGCCATCACGCGGTCCTGCCCGCCGCTGCCGTTGGGCTGGCGGCGCTTGAGGTGGCCACCCACCATCGTGGGAGGGCGGTCCAGAATCAGCACCGCGCGACGGCCATTGCTGTGCAGGCCCAGGATCTCGATACCGCTGTTCTCCAGCTCGCGGGCAGTGTTCGCGGCGGCATACAGCACATCGGAGTTACGTTCATGGTTCATGGTTGGATTCCTCGTCGGTAGCGGGCTTGTCCAGCCCGAGTTGTCCGTACAGATCCGGGAGCGCAACGCGCTTCATCGCGCTGACCTGCTCCAGGGAGGTCATGGCGCGCCCGACCAGGAAGGTGCAGGCGCGGTCCAGTTCGGCCGCACTGGCGGCAAGGTGGTAACCGTGAGCCGGGTGGGCGCAGATCGGGTGCCCCTCGCGCCGCAGCTGCTCGATGATCTGGCGCAGGCGGCGCTCGTCGGCGGAGCTGGTACGTGAGGTGATCTGCTGCACCAGGTCGCGGGCGGTGATGCCGTTGACGGCGCCGCGACGGCCCTGCAGCTGCAAAAGCACCGTCTGTGGGGACAGCTCTTGCGGTAGCAGGGCCAGCTGCATGTCAGATGGCCCCCCGATCAATGCCGGCGGCAATCGCCAGGTCCAGAATCTCGTCCAGTTCCAGCAGCCAGCGCTTGTTGGTGCTCTGCGAGATCACCAGCACGCCGGTGTGGATCCACACCTCGATCAGGTACTCACGCCTGGAGTCAGGGTCCTGTACCTGGATAGCCCCCACTCGCGACGCTGTGGGGAACATGTGGCAGTCCTGCACCAGCACCCCGATGGACTTCTTTCGCTGTGGGTGCTGGGCGCTGTGGCGCTTGCGGTTGTGCACCTGGCCAAGGCAACGTTGGAGGGTCGGAACGGCCATCATTCCTCCTCGTCGTCATCGCCGTCGCGCAGCTGGTCGACCAGCGCTCGCAGCTGCTGCAGGTTGAGGCTGTCCAGCAGCGAGGCCATGCTCTGGCCGTCGCGCCATTCGATGCCGGCACGGCGGAACAGATCGCGGTGCATCACCGTTACCTGCCGGTCGGGCAGCTCGGCGTCGCGCATCAGGTAGAAAGCGAAGCTGCGCAGGTACTGCGACCCAGAGCTGTTGAAATCAGCCATGAGCCACCCCTTCACGCTGCAGCACCTCGGCCGGCACATGGGCAGTGATGCGCTCCCAGTTGGCGCGCGGCACGATCACTACCTGCAGGATGTCCACGTTTACCGGTGCAGGACGGTCTTGCATCTCGAAGGGAACCGCCACAACGCGCGTTGCAAGCGGCCACTGCGCCGTCATCGGCTCAACCACCATGCCTTCTACGGCCGGCCAGCCTTCAGTTCGAATGGCCATCTCACACCCCCCGCACGACGTCGGCGGTGACGGTCGGCACGCCCAGGTCAGCGGCGCGGTTCATCGCGGCGGTGAGCGCATTCTGAACAGCCAGCGGATAAAGCAGCGAGCCTGCGCCACGCGAAGGAACCAGCTTGGTGCGCAGCGCGTCGATGGCGCTCTGTTCCACCACCTTGTCCAGTGGCACCTGGGCGCGCTTGAAGCGGTGCGCCAGGTAGGCGCCCAGCTCATTGTCCAGCGGCGGCAGCGTGATGATTTCAATGCGCTGTACTACTTCGCGCACCTCCGGGTTGTGCTCGGAGAGCTTCACGCCCAGCTCTGGCTGACCAATCAGGATCACCGACAGTAGCGGGCGCAGCCCGTCCTTCAGCTCGCGGAAGCGCTTGAGGTGCTTCAGGGTCGGCAGCGGCAGGCTGTGGGCCTCTTCAATCACCAGGACGTGGCTGTGACCGGCGCGGGCGCTGTCACGCAGCGACTCGTGCAGCTGGCGGAAGCGGGCTTCGGGACTGCTCTTCGGCTTGGCCAGCGGTGCGACGGCGGCCATGATCGCCTCAGCGATGTGGTGGCTGCGCAGGGTCTTGCCCACCGCGTCACTGCCTTCGCTGGCCAGCACGTAGGGCTGGATCACGATGACCGCCTGCTCCTCGCGCTGGATGCGATCGACCAGGTCTTCGCGCAGCGTGCTCTTGCCGGCACCGCTCTCGCCGATCACCGCGGCGAAGCCGCCGTGACGGGCCACCTGGTACATGCTCTCGCGGACATAGCGGATATCCGGGGAGAGGAACACCTCGTCGGCGCTGGCCGGATCGGCGAAGGGATTGGTGGTCAGGCCGAAGTGGCGCTTGGCCTGTGGGGTCAATGCCTGAAAACGCAGTAGCATGGGATCTTCCTCGTCGTGAATGTCGTTGTCGTTATCGGTGTCTTGCGGTGGGGAAACCGGGGCCGGCGTGTTGGAGCACGTCGGCCCCTCCTTTTCATGCCAGTGGGCGTCGGTCACGCCGTGCTGGGTCAGACAGGAACTGATGGCAGCGCGCACCGCTTCCGGATCGCAGCTGGTGGGCAGCTGGCCGTGATTGATCAGGGCATTGAGGGCCGGTCGGCTCAGGCCGGCGGCTGTGGCCAGCACACCCTGCTTGATGCCGGCATCGGTGAGCAGGCGCTTCAGGCGCAACGTCATGGGCGGGCCCTCCGTCCCTGCAGGGCAGCCTTCGCCGCGGCATAGGTATTGAAGCCAGCCTTTCGCGCAGCGATCTCCAGAGCCTGGCAGTAGCCGAATCCGTCGCGTTCCTGGATGAGGCGTGCGTCTTTCTTGATGCTGTCGAGCGAAGCCATCACGCGGCACCTCCTTCCACCAGCCGCAGACCACCACGTTCCGGCGTTGCCAGCGCGTGCGCCCAGGACTCGACCTGATCCACTGGCAGCCCTTCAGGCCAGCGCTGGGCGGTACGGGCGTAGTGGTCAGGCGACCAGGCCGAACCGGCGGCCTCCACCAGCGGTTTCAGGCGCATGGCCGCCTCCACATGGTTCAGTGGCGGCAGCTCGGCGCGGATCGGCGCAGGCTCGATGCGCTGGGCCGCCAGCACCTGTGGTGCATCGACCTGGGCGATGCGGCCCGAGCGCGGCAGGCTCGGCGTCACATTGGCTTCGCGCAGGTGCTTCATCGGATCCACCTGCCCCCCGAAGGCCACGCGCTTGGCCTTGCGTGCCACAGCGGCCTCAGCATCGGTGTGAACCTGCATGGCCAGCCGATCCAGTTCCTTGCGAGCTGCGTCGGCCGGCGTCTCCGGAGCGGTCCGGTACTCCGTGCCAACCAGGGCAGCGCTGTCCAGGAAGCCCCAGTCGTCGCGTCCGATGCGCGGTGCGATGTAGTGCACAGGCGCGCAGTCCTGTGTGCCCGGCATCAGCACGCGTACGCTGCCCTCCGGATCCAGAGCATTGACCACCACGTCTACGCGCTGACCGTTGATCAGTCCCGGCACCCCACGCACGTCGTACTGCTGTGCCCGGAAGCGGATCATGCAATCGCGTACGGTGCAGGCCTTGGGTGCGCTGGTGGCCAGCTGTCGCAGCACTTCCACGGCCGGTGCCAGGCGCAGCTGGTCCTGGGTGATGCGCAGCCACCCATCACGGCGCGTGTAGCCGGTGCGGCTGTGAATGCGGGTGGCGTTATAGGCCTGTGCCCACTGCTGGGCCAGGGTATTGATTTCCTCCAGACTGGTGACCGGTGCACGCAGCTTGAGCAGGGCCTCGAAGTGGGTTTCGATCAGGTAATTCGCGTTCTCGACCTGACCCTTGGCGCGTGCATTGCCGACTTCGTTGATGATCGTTTCGATGCCGCAGGCCGCCAGGAAGCTGCTGGTGCTGGTGGCCGTCATGGCACTGCCGGGATCCATCATCAGCAGCTTGGGAACGCCATGCATCGTGCCGATTTCGCGCCGTGTCATTGCGTGGATCAGGGCCGACAGCAGGTTGGCGCTGCTCTCGGCACCCAGCACGTAGAACAGCTCGATCGCACCGCTGGCGTGGTCGGTGATGGCATAGCGCCACAGGCGGCGTTCTGCGATCTTGGTGAAGTTGCCGGGCTTGCCGCGATAGAACTCGCGCTTGTCCATCACCCGTGTGCCGTCATCAGCCAGGTAGAACTGGCGGCTGACCGAGGCATCGATCTGCCACAGGTGGTTGGGATGCGGGGAGGACAGCCGTGCAGCCGGTGTGGCCGCTGCCAACTGGTCACGGTGGAAGCCGTAATGGCGGATGGCGCGACAGATCGCCGAGGTGCTCAGCGGGACAATCTCGCCCGTCGCCTTGTCCACGCGCATTGCCTCGATCCTGCCGTTGGCACGCAAGGCATCCACGGCCTCCTCGACCGGCAGCGCGCCGGTACCGGTCAGGCGACGGGTTTCCTCCACGATGGCCGCGATCGAGGCCGCTTCGTCGCGGGTAAGTGACAGTTCGCCCGCATCGGACCTGCGTTTGCGGGGTTTGAGGGCCGCCGTCACCTTCGACAGGTGACGGTAGGCCGTCTGGACCGAGCATCCCAGCTGCTCGGCCAGCGCGGAGGCGATGCGCCCCTTGCTGCCGTGCGGCGCGGCCAGCAACTGGCTGGCCGCAGCCTGGATGAGGACCTCGGACACGTCAGATCCCCGCGTCGTTGGTGACAGGGATCGCGATGGCCAGTTCCTCATCGTCGCGGGCGATGCGCACCGAAGTGAGGAGGCGGCCGATCACGTCGCTCAGGAACAGCGCTGCATCTTCCTCGACGTGGTTGTCGCAGGCGAAGTCGGCCAGTGCTTGGATCGAGGCACGCAGGCCGCTGTTCGGGCTGCCGATGGCGGCCAACACGTTCTGCTCTGCCTCGGTGACCGACTGTTTGAGGGTGACCAACTGCTCGTCAGGAGTGGCGGACTTCCAGCGGCGCTGTGCCTTGAGGGTCTTTTCAGACTCCTTGTTCAGATCCTCGCTCAACTTGTTGATGCGCTGATCTTTTGCGTCCAGATCGGCGCGAGCGTCGCGGATGGCGGCGCGCAGTTCCCGCACCGTCATGGATTCAACGTCGTCCAGCGACAGCCCGTCCGTTTCGCCCTTTTCTGCCAGTTCCGCGAACTGTTCCTCGGGCAGGGAGAGCAGTTCGATGATCTTGCTCTCGCTTTTCGCTGCTGCCATCAAATGCGTCGACGTCGACGCATTTGGCAGGACGGCGACCCGTCGGGCGGCCTCCATCATTCGTTGCGCCTGCCTTGGTTCAATGCTCAGGCGTTCAAGCATTCCCTGCCACTCACCGTGGGCGGCACATTCGCGCGCCACGACCAGATATCGGCCGGCGCGCAGGAAGGCTTCGCAGCCCCGCCGCAGTTCGCTGCGGATCGCGTTCTCGTAGTGGTCCGGGTGCCACGGCAAGCCGTCACCGAACTGGTCCACCACCTCGCTCTGGTGCTCGCCCAAGGTGACCAGCTCCTGATTGCGCTCAGCCAGCTTGCCCGTGTCCAGTTCCGTGCCTACCGGCTCGGCCTGGGCGAGCGGCTTGGCGCCGCGCTTGGTGGATTGCTTCTCTGCCATTTCGATCCTCGTCATCAGTTGGGGCTACGGCTGTAGCGGTTCTTGAAGTCGTCCAGCTGCCGTTCTTCACGGGCCACCTCGGCCTGATGGGCCAGGGCGATCTGGACAATTCGGGGGGACAGGCGCCAGTTGTCCTGGTCGAAGGGAGAGCGCTCGACCAGGCCGTCCTCGGCCAATCGCTGCAGGTTGCGCAGCGTGGTGCTGGGGGATTCGCCGATGCCGTCGGCAATGGGTTTCAGGCGCAAGCCGGTGCGGCTGTGCCCGGCCAAGGCGAACAGCAGGCGGGCGAAGATGCTTTGCTCGCTCATGCCGCAGCTCCCTGCTGGCGGCGGGCCAGCTCCTTCAGGATGCGAACGGCGCGGCGATCGGCCGCGTCCACGGCACCAGCCAGCGGCAGGGTGTGGGCCAGCGGCTCGTCCGATTCGACGGCGCACTGCCAGTTGTTCACAGCGGTGGCGTACTGGTCACGGGCCGAGGCAAGCAACAGCTCCAGTTCGCGGGTCGGGACTTCGTCCAGGGGGCGGCCGGCGGTGCTCATGCTGAGGCGCTCAGGCCTGCGGCCTTCAGCAGCCGGCGCCGCAGGGCCTGACCCTTCGGGCCATTCCAGCGTCCGATGAGGACGTCTCGGGCGTTCTGCGGCGGGACGCCGTTCTCCATGCACCAGCCGCGGAGACTGGTGCCCTTGCCAACGAAGGCGGTGCGGACCTTGAGGTGAAGATCCAGGCTGGGGGCGGGTTCGCTCATCGCGTGTATCCTTTGATCCTTGTTCCATTGGTTGGCTGCTTTGGGCGCTGCCAGTGGAAGTAATCATGTTCCCGATTGGGAACACTTGTCAATACCCGAGCGGGAACAAGATGATTGACGAAAGTTCAGAGCGCGGCAGCCAGCGCGATACCGGCGAAAGGCTTAGGTTGATCCGGGGAGATAGAAGCCAGAAGGACTTCGCTGAGTTGCTCGGCATCGGTCGAACCACCCTCATCCGATACGAGGCTGGAACCCGTCCGATAGACGTCGAACTGCTTGTGAAATTGAATCTGCTATTCGGAACTCAGCCGCTTTGGCTTCTCACCGGCGCGGGCACATCAGGCGAAGGGGTGCAGCTGACAAGTCGCGAGGCAATGCTGCTGAAGAACTATCGAAACAGCCCTGAGGACGCCAAGGTGGCTCTTGAAAGAACGAGTGCTGCGTTCGCGCAGCCGACAGATGCAGGGAAAGCAGGCGCCTCCGGGAGGCCGACGTAAATGAGCGCAAAGGACCTGCAAACGAACAGGATTTTTCACCTGGCTGCTGTATTACTGATCGCCGTGTGCGGTGGGTGTGATCGCTCCAGCACTGTTCTTGGGAAGCCTCACGCGGCTGACGCTGCGGGTGGAAAGCAGACGGTTGATCGAGATGTTGCCGACATTGCTGGCATCACCCTAGGCGCAAGAATTCATATCCCAGAGTGTGGGAAAGAGCGCCGACATGGGGTGATCATTTACGCGACGGAGGGTCAGGTGTATCCGTGCTTTGAGGACTTCCGTGGCGCAAGGGGAACGATGAAGAGTGCGGCCGGCCTTCCCAAGGGGCCTGACTACGATGGGGTAACTAGCATCGAACTAGGGTCTTCCGCCGTTCCCGCCGGAGTTTCCGCGAAAGCCAACATCCTGATGCTAGATGGTGTTCCCGAGCAGGTTTCGCTCTCTACGGATGGTGTCGAATCTCAGGATAGGCTGTACGCACTTCTGATTGAAAAGTACGGCCCCCCGAGCGAGACCAAAGAGGTGCAGTTGCAGAATGCCTTTGGAGCGCAATACCGAAGCATCGAGGCGAGCTGGGTTTTGAGACGAATCAACGTTTACTTCTTCGGGGTACTTGACAGCCCGTCTGAAGGGAAAATCACCGCCAGAACAGATAAGGCTCGGGAGTTCTTCGTCTCCCGGCATAACGACGCCGCAACCTCATTTTGATTGTGGCAGAGCCGTTCAGACTGATCGCCATTGGCGATCACTCTTCCACGCAGGCCGCAGTGGCTCATGCGGACCGCGGTCCCAAGACTACCACCCAGTAGAAATTGACACTCTGCCCATCGGTTTGGTGTGCGCATGGCGCACCTGGCCGGCGGGCATCCTCGTCTGCCCGTCGGCCATCTTTCCCTGGAGATGGCGCATGGCAGCAGAGCAACCCGGCAGCAAGGCAGTGCCCATCGCGGGCGGAATGCTGGCGACCATGCTGGCGTTGCTGCTCGGGCTGGTGCAGCCCTTCGAGGGCTACTCGGCCCAGCCCTACCGCGATGTAGTGGGCAAACTGACGGTCTGTTACGGCCATACGGCAAAGGTCGAACAGCGCACCTACACCCGCGCAGAGTGCGAGCGCCTGCTCCAGTCGGACCTCGGTGTCGCCTGGAACACCGTGCAAAGCTGCATCAAGGTGCCGATGACCGACTACCAGGCAGCCGCACTGACGTCGTTCGCCTTCAACGTGGGCCCTGGCGGCGCCGGGGTGAAGGACGGCCTGTGCACCCTGCGCAACGGCCAGCAGCCGCGGATCCGTGTCTACGCCAACCAAGGTCGCTGGGATCTTGCATGTGCCCAGCTAAGCAACTGGGCCAACGCCGGCGGCCGGCCATACAAAGGGCTTGAACGCCGCCGCACGGCTGAGCGCGCGATGTGCGAGGGCCGGTACTGATGATTCGCGCACTGATCGTAACGATCGCCCTGCTGCTGGTGCTCCTGCTGGTGGCCATTGCCGCGGCCCTTCTCTACCGCGGCAATGCCCTGGATGCCCAGGCTCGCGACGCCACGTCCCAGCAGCGCGTGACCACCCTTCAATCGCAGCTGGAAGACGAGCGCAGCGCTCGTGACATCGAGCACACCCAGGCCAAGGCGATGGCCCAGATCGGAGATGAACATGAAATTGATCGGGAGGCGTCCGCGTCCATCCCTGCTGCTGTTGTGGCTGACGTGCATTCTGGCAATCTCAGGCTGCGCAACGACCTTGCCACCTGCCACACCGCCCGCTTGTCCGAAGCCGTCTCTGGCGCCGTCGAACGTGATGCGAGCGCCCAACTACGAGCAGAGGTTGCGGGCGATTTTGTTCGAGTCGGGCGCGACGCCGACAAACACGTCCGGGCCTGTCAGCGCTCCATCAGTGCCCTCACTGGACAGCGCCTCTCCGCCGAGACCAGCCCATGATCGTTGAAGTACAGCCGCTCTACCTGGTGTGGTTCGCCGGCATCGGCATCACGCTGCTCGGCGGTCTGATCGCCGGCGGCCGCTGGCTGGTCAACCAACTGCAGCAACGCACTGATCAGCAGCTGGCCATTCTGATCAACGACAGCAAGCGCTGGCGCGAGGTTGAGAACCACCTCACCGACTTCCGCCTGGAAGTTGCGAAGGAATACGTCCGCCGCGAGGACTATGCCCGCGGGCAGAGCGTCATCGAGGCAAAGCTCGATGCAGTGGCCTCGAAGATCACGAACATGCAAAGCAAGGGGAACACGCCGTGAGTCACGGAAATCAGGGCCCGGATCTGGGCAAGTTGCGCCGGGAGCAGTTGCGCTGGCTGATGCTGCTGGTGCTGGATCGCTCTCGCCCCTATCCGATCGGCGAAGCCGTCCTGGCCGGCGCCGCCCAGGACATGTATCCGGATGCCACTGCGCTGGAGGTTCGCCGGGAGCTGGACTACCTGGACACCCGTCGCCTGATCGATATCACCAAATCCCCTTCCGGGCCGTGGTCGGCTGAGCTGACCCGCCACGGAGTGGACATTGTCGAGTACAGCATCGACTGCGGGCCGGGCATCGCGCGCCCGCCGAAGTACTGGTGATCCCATGCCTCCTGTGAGCAAGATCGACCTGCTGCCGGCCGACGTGCGTGAAGAGCTGGAACGGCGTCTGGTTGCCAACGCCTTCGGCGGCAGCATCGCGCTGTCCGAATGGCTGGGCGAGCAGGGCTACGAGATCAGCAAGACCACCGTCAACGAACGCGCCAAGCGGCTCAAGCGCCGCCTGGCTTCGATCAGCGCCAGCACCGAGGCCATGAAACTGGTAGCCGAGCAGGCGCCGGATAATGCCGCCGAGCGCGGCAGCGCGCTGATGGGCCTGCTGCAGACCGACCTGTTCGAGGCGCTGCTGCAGTTCCAGGAAGCGGCCGACCAGGACGATGAAAGCATTTCCCCCGCCGATCGCATTGCGCTGTACAGCAAGGCGGCCAAGGCCATTGCCGAGCTGACCCGCTCTTCCATCGTGCGCGAGAAGTGGGCCGGTGAGATCCGCCAGAAGGCGCTGATCGACGCTGCCAGCCGGGTTGAGGAAGCGGCACGCGCACAGGGCCTGGACGCTGCCGGGGTGGATTTCTGGAAGAACCAAGTGCTGCATGGGGTCGGCTAAGTGAGCGCCCTCGGTTCCCTGCCCGATACCGAGCGCATCCTGGACTGGGATGAGTTGCCCGAGAGCGTGCGCGCCATTTCGGCCAACTTCGACATCAGTAAGGCTGGCGTGCTGATGGCTCATCAGTCCGAATGGATCCGGATGCAGGAAGGGCTGGATATCGCGGTCTGCGAGAAGGGGCGCCGTACCGGCATCACCTTTGCCCAGGCCTTGGCCGACACCATCACTGCGGCTTCCGCCAAGGACGCCGGCGGCGACAACGTGTGGTATATGGCCGACACCAAGGAAAAGGGCCTGGAGTTCATTGGCTACGTGGCCAAGTTCGCGCCGATCATCGCTCGAGGCCAGGCCTCGCGGATCGAGCAGCACATCTTCCAGGACCAGCAGCCCGACGGCACCAGTCGGCAGATCCAGGCATTCCGGGTTCGCTTCGCCAGTGGTTTCCGTATCACGGCACTGTCCTCGCGCCCGGAGAACATCCACGGCCTGCAGGGCGTGGTCGACCTGGACGAAGCGGCGCTGCACAAGGACGTGGCCAAGGTGCTCGAGTCGGCCACCGCCCTGCTGATCTGGGGCGGCCGCATCCGCGTGTGGTCCACCCACCGCGGCAAGAAGAACCCGTTCAATCAGCTGGTGCAGGACGTCCAGGCCGGCCGCTACGGCAAGAAGGCCGGGGTCATCCGCATCAGTTTCGATGATGCGGTGTCCAATGGCCTGTACGAGCGGGTCTGCGCCATGCGTGGCAAGGTGGCCACCGCCGAGGGCAAGAAGGAGTGGTACACCGCCATCCGCTCGGCCTACGGCCCGCGCAAGGCCGCCATGCGCGAGGAGCTGGACGTCATCCCGCGCGATGGCGATGGCTCAGCCATCCCTTCGGTCTGGATCGATCGGGCCATGCCCGAGGTCCGGCCTGTGCTGCGCCTGGTCTTCGATGATGACTTCCCCAAGCGCTCTGAGAAGGAGCGCGAGATCTGGTGCTCGGTCTGGATTGCTACCACGTTGCTGCCGGTGCTCCGTGCTGCGGTGGCCGGGTTCACCGGGCGCTGGGCAATCGGCATGGACTTCGCGCGCCACCGTCACTTCTCGGTCATTAAGCCTGCCAAGGTCGGGCAGGATCTGCGCCGCGACGTGCCGTTCCTGATCGAAATGGCCAACGCGCCCACCCGCCAGCAGGAGCAGATCCTGTGGGCGCTGCTGGACGCGCTGAAGGAAGGATTCCCTGGTCGCTGGTCATTTGCCGGCGATGCCACTGGTCCCGGCCAGACCTTGATGGAGTACACCGGCGACCGCTACGGCCGGGCTGAGCTCGATACCGAGACGGGCCGCTACATCGGTGGCCCAATCCACGAGGTCACCCTGTCGCGCCCCTGGTACGGCGAATGGATGCCCAAGTACATCGCGCTGTTCGAAGACGGCTTCCTCAGCCTGCCCAGGGACGCGTCCCTGGAAGACGACCACCGCGCAGTGGAGTACGTCGACGGCATCCCGATGGTGCCGCGTCTGGAGCGCAAGGACCTACAGGATCCGGAGCTGGTGCGCCACGGCGACGGCGCGATCGCCGGCGTGCTGATGCAGTTTGCCGCACTCAACCACGTCACCTCGGTGCCCATCGAGTTCCAGGCGGCCGGCGCGCGCGCCTACATCGGCGACGGCCGAGCCGACGGCGTGGCCACCGTCGTGACCGATGATGCCTTCGGCACGGTCAGCGGCGGAAATGATTTTGGAGGATTTGCATGACGACCGCCCGCCCAGAGATCGGCCGCGAGATTGCCACCACTGCCGATGGCATCGACATCACCCGTGGTTACACCGGGCCACTGCTGCTGCCCTTTGACAGTGTCCTGCGCAACCGCGGCGGCTACGACCTTCAGATCTACGAACAGGTGCTGTCCGACCCGGAGGTGAAGACCACCTTCGGCTCGCGCCAGGATTCGGTGGTGGCCTGCGAATGGCAGGTGGAGCCCGGCGGCGAGAAGCGTATCGACCGCCAAGCGGCAGAGTATCTGCAGGAGCAGCTGCACGGCATCGGCTGGGACAACGTCACCCGCAAGATGCTCTTCGGCGTGTTCTACGGCTATGGCGTGGCGGAGATCCTGTACAAGGTCGACGGCACCCGCATCGGCCTGAAGGACATCAAGGTTCGTAACCGTCGGCGCTTCCGTTACGGCAAGGAAGGTGACCTGCGCCTACTCACCCAGACCCAGATGACCGAGGGCGTGCCGGCGCACGCGCCCTATTTCTGGAACTTCTGCTCCGGTGCCGACCACGACGATGAGCCGTACGGCCTCGGCTTGGCGCACTGGCTGTACTGGCCGGTGCTGTTCAAGCGCAACGGGCTCAAGTTCTGGCTGATCTTCCTTGAGAAGTTCGGCATGCCCACCGCGGTGGGCAAGTACGACACCAACGCAACCGATCCGGAGAAGGCCAAGCTGCTGCAGGCCACCCGCGCGATCCAGACCGACAGCGGCATCATCATGCCCAAGGGAATGGAGCTGGCGTTGCTGGAGGCCGGACGTAGTGGCACGGCCGACTACAAGGCCCTGCAGGACTATATGGATGCCACCATCCAGAAGGTGGTGCTGGGTCAGACCGCCAGTACCCAAGGTACGCCGGGCAAGTTGGGCAACGACCAGCTGCAGCGCGAGGTGCGCCGCGACATCATCACCTCCGATGCCGACCTGGTGTGCGAGTCCTTCAACAAGGGGCCAGCGCGCTGGCTCACCGAATGGAACTTCCCTGGCGCGGCCATCCCTCGGGTCTATCGCGTCACGGAAGAGCCGGAGGACCTGGACGCTACCGCCAGCCGCGACAAGAAGATCCTCGACCTGGGCTACAAGCCCAAGCAGGTCTACATGGATCAGACCTACGGCGACAACTACGAGCCTGTCCAGGCGCCGCAGGATCCGCCTGCGGTACCGACGGCGATCGATGGCGCCCAGTTCGCCGACGCCGGCGGTGCGGTGGTCAGCTTGCTGCGCAGGCACTATCCCGCCGCCTTTGCCGACGGCACCCCGAAGACGCCCGATCCCGCTGTCGAGCTGGGCCAGCAGCTCGATCGCCGGCTGTCGCCCATTGGTGCTGGATGGGTCGAGCAGATCCGCCAGCTGGTCGATGAGGTCGACTCGCTGGAGCAATTGCGCGACCGGCTGTTTGAGCTGCACCCGAACATGACCCTGGACGACTACGCCTCGGTGATGGCCGATGCGATGACGGCCGCGACGCTGGCTGGCCGTACCGACATTCAGGGCGCGGGAGACTGAACAATGGCCGGGGTTGCTTACGCTCAACTTCCGTTCCGGGAGCAGATCGAGTTCTTCCGTCGCAAGAAGAACGTGCTCACCGAGAGCTACCTGGACGTTTGGGAGTCGGAGCACGACTCCAGCTTCATGGTGGCCGGTGCCAACCGTGACGCTCTGCTGGCGGACTTCCGGCAATCCATCGATCGGGTCATTGCTGAGGGGCGGACTCTTCAGCAGTTCCGGGAGGACTTCGACCGGATCGTGGCCACGCATGGTTGGGACTACAACGGCGGTCGGAACTGGCGCTCGCGGGTGATCTACGAGACCAACCTGCGCCAGAGCTACAACGCCGGTCGCTGGTCCCAGCTGCAGCAGCTGATCAAGGTGCGACCGTTCTGGCGCTACAACCACAACGATGCCGTCGAGCACCCCCGGCCGCTGCACGTGTCGTGGAATGGCCTGGTGCTACGCCATGACGATCCGTGGTGGCGCTACCACTATCCAGCCAACGGCTGGGGCTGCCAGTGCTACGTCGATGCGCTCAACGAGCGCGACCTGCGCCGGTTGGGCAAGGATGGTCCCGACAAGGCTCCCGAGATCGTGATGCAGCCGGTGACCGTCGGCCAGCGCAGTCCCGGTGGGCCGCGCACCGTGCTGACGCCGGCAGGCGTCGATCCAGGGTTCGGCTACGCGCCGGGTGCAACGGCCGACCACTGGCCCAGCGGCCGCGGCGGTCCGGTCACCCCGCCGTCGTTGACCGCGCAGCTGACCTCCGCTCTACAGAACACCCTGGAGACGGGAGCGCGGCTGCCGGCGGCGCCGGCCGCTGCCAGCGCTGCCCAGGCACTGGCGCGACCGCGCGCCAGGGATGCGCTGCAGGCCGGCTATGCCAGCTGGCTGGCCAGCATTGATGCCGATGCTGCCCACGCTGCCCGCTATCTGGCCGGAGCACTGTCGCCCGGATTGGTGTCGCAGCTGCAGCGTGCCGCCGTTCGCCCAGCGACGGCGGCCTTTGCCGTGTTGGCCGACCAGCTCCCCATCACTCGGCCTGGCGCGGTGGCCATCGCCGCAGCCGAGCTGCCGATCCGCCTCCTCGATGCGGTGGCCATCCTGCTGAACGTTGGCGCAGGTCGCCTGCGCTATGTTCTGGCGGTTGGGCGTCCGGCCTTCATGGTGGTCGACGTGGCCATCTCCGAAACAGGCGTCAGCACGGTGCAGTCCCAGCTGCAGATGCTGATGCCGGCCGAGCTCCAACGCGGCGTTGCCGATGGCACGCTGCAGCTGCTGCAGGGGACGCTCTGATGGCGCTTCTTGAAGTCACCCTTGATTCGGCAACACCTGGTCTGGCCGATGCGCTGCGGCAGCTGGAGGGCGAGGCGCGCCAACTGATCTTGAAGGACTGGGGCGAGTACTTGCTCGGGTCGACCCGCCGCCGCGGGAAGCAACAGGTCGATCCATCCGGTCGGAAGTGGCGAGCGCTTTCGCCGTCCTACAAGCGCTACAAGCAGCGCAAACGACCAGGTAGGCCAATCCTGGAGTTCGACTTCCACATGCTCGGCGACATGGCGTCGTGGCAGTTGGACGGAAGCGATGCCGTGCTGGTCGGCACCAACGCGCCCTATGGCGCCATCCATCAGGGCGGTGGAACCATCAGTCGTCCAGCGCGCTCGACCCACGTCCACATGAGAACGGGAAAGGGCGGGAGTCGGTTTGTAAAAGCCAGCCGACAGAACCAACAGTATCGGCGTCGCGTTACGTTGCCTGCCTACACGATCACCATCGCTGCTCGCCCGTGGCTTGGTGTCAGTCGCGAGGATGAGAAGGAGCTGCTGGATATCGCCCAGGATCACCTGAGCGGTGCCTTCGAGTGATCATCGCGTAGGAGGCGCTGTGCGCGCCTCCATGCCGGGGCCGCCACACTCGGACGTCATCGGGGACTGCTTGGTGTCTGACACGCCTCTCTGGCGTGTTCGCGGCCAAGAGCGCGCGGGGTCTTAACTGCAGCTTCCTGCAATGTCGCAAGAGTGATCATTTCTTGCGGACCGCGGTCCCAATACATGAGACAGCGGTGCGGGAAAACTGGCGGCATGAACCAGCCCGCCGCCACCCTGCAGATCTTCAAAGCCGGCACGCACGTTGCCGAAGACGGCCGCACGCTGACCTTCAGCGAAGCGGATGTGCAGCAGATCGCCGATAGCTACGATCCGGCACTGCATGAAGCGCCCATCGTGGTGGGCCACCCCAAGACCGATGATCCGGCCTATGGCTGGGGCAAAGCACTTCAGGCCAAGGACGGCCTCCTGATGGCCGAACCGCATCAGGTCGATCCTGCGTTCGCGGAGCTGGCCAACAACGGTCGCTTCAAGAAGATCAGCGCTTCGATCTTCATGCCCGATTCGCCCGGCAATCCGACGCCGGGCAAGTACTACCTGCGCCACATCGGCTTCCTGGGCGCGCAGCCGCCGGCAGTGAAAGGGCTCAAGTCGGCCTCCTTCGCCGAGGGCGACGATGCCGCCTGCTTTGCCATGTCGCTGGCCCCGCTGGGCTGGACGCTGACGGATCTGTTCCGCCGCTTCCGCGACTGGCTGATCGACACCCAAGGCCTTGAGACGGCCGACCAGGTCATTCCCGACTGGCAGATCCGTGGGATCGAAAGCAGCACACGCGATGACGACGGTGCGCGCAACTCGGCTCTCTTTGCGTCGCCATTGCTCACCCAGTTCCCGCGCAGCGCCATCGGCGCGCCTGCGCTCATCCCGGCAACGCCTCCTACTCGTGAACAGGTCAAATCGGAGATCGACCCCATGTCCCAGCAGAACAACCCCGAGCACGCCCAGCGCCAGCAGCAGCTCGACCAGCAGGCTTCCACCCTGGACGCTCGCGAGAAGGCCCTCGCTGCCCGTGAGCAGGCGGCCCGACGCGAAGACGCGGTGGCGTTCGCCGAAGGCCTGGTGAAGGAAGGCAAGCTGCTGCCCCGTCAGCAGCCGGCGGTGGTGGAGCTGCTGCTGGCCCAGCCCAATGGCAAGGAACCGCTGAACTTCGCCGAGGGCGAGACGACGGTGTCCAAGCCGGCCGAGTCGGTCCTGCGCGAACTGCTGACCAGCCTGCCCAAGGCGGTGGACTTCAGCGAGAAGTCTGCTGGCGAAGGTGTAGAGGCGGGCACGGCCAACTTCGCTGCACCGGCTGGCACCCAGGTCGATCCCGCACGGCTCGCGCTGCACAACAAGGCGCTGGACTACCAGCGTACCCACGCGGGAGTGGACTACCTCACGGCGGTCAAAGCGGTTTCCTGACCTGCATCCAAAACGCAGTTCCTCAACTCATTGCTCGCGCTGGAGCGCAGAACCATGACTCAGAAAATCTCGCTGCTTACCCTGGCTGTCATCGCAGCAGCCGCCCTGGAAGCGGAGCGCGTCGTCGGTCGTGACGGACAGTACGCCACCGCTGGTGGCAACGTCTTCGGTGTGACAAACACCAGTGGCCTTGTAGGCGACCGGGTGCCCGTTGATGTGGTTGGTACCAGCATCGCCACTGCCGGCGGAGCGTTTGCCGACGGTGCCTACCTGCAGGTGGGATCTGCTGGAAAACTCATTGCTCGCACTACCGGCATTGCCGTTGCTCAGGCTATGCAGCTTGCCACGGCAGATGGTGACCGCGTCGAAGTGCTCCTGATCCCCAACGCGCCGGCGACCACCGGCTGATCCCGGCCGCGACCGCCGCCGCTCATCGTTCTCACCATCTCGCAGAGAGACCTTCCATGTCCCAGCAGACTCTCCGTCAGGCCCGCATCATCGATCCGATCCTGACCACCCACGCACTCGGCTACGTCCGCCCCGGCAACGTCGGCCAGTTCCTCTTCCCGCGCGTTGATGTGGCCACCTTTGGCGGTCAGATCTTGACGTTCGGAAAGGAAGGCTTCCGTCGCTACAACACCAAGCGCGCGCCGGGCGAAGCCACCAAGCGCGTCCAGTTCGGCTACCAGGGCAAGCCCTACGCCATCATCCCTGCAGCGCTGGAGGCGGTGGTTCCGGATGAAACCGCCAATGAGGCGGCCAACGGCCCCGGCCTGGACGCTTCGCAGGACGCGGTGGATATCGTCCTGGACATCATGGAGCTGGAACACGAGTGTGAGTGCGCTGACGTTGCTCGCAACGCGGCCAACTACGACAACGAACACAAGGTCGCTCTGGTGGGCGTCAATCGTTGGCGCGGCGCCTCTGGTGATCCGACTGCTGATATTGGCGTCGGCAAGGAAGCCATTCGTTCGAGCATTGGTATGCGGCCGAACACCGCGATTCTGTCGGCGGCGGCGTTCGAAGCGGCCAAGGCCAATCCGAAGATCCAGGACTACCTCAAGCATCGCGGCTTCAATGCGCTGACCACCGAAATTCTGGCGTCGATGTGGGAAATCCCGAACATCCACATCGGTGAGGCGGTTGTGGCCAGCGGTCAGGACGATGACCTGGGCGATGTCTGGGGCCAGGACGTGATTCTGGCGTTCGTCGCTCCGCCGAGCGGTGGCAATCGTCGCAACCGCGCGCGACCGAGCTATGGCTACACCTACAGCATGGCCGGCGAACCGAACGTGCGTCAGGCCTATCGCGAAGAAAACCGCCAGTCCTGGATTCACCCGGTCAATAACAACCGTACGCCGGTGCTCAGTGGCATGGTCGCCGGCTATCTGATCCAGAACGCAGGCGCGCCCGCAGCGTGATTCAGGGAGCCGGCGATGGATCGCCGGCATAGGTTGCCGCTGACCCGTACAACCCAGCGAGCGGCAGCACCAGGCGAACGCGGGCCTGGCCGTGCGGAGCACAGCAGAACCATGCGTGACAGCCGGAGAGCACGGCACCACACCTATTCGGAGAACTCGTCGTGGCCAAGCCCCGCACTGCGCCGCCCAGCGCACCCAAGACCGTCCAGGACGACCAGCCGGCCGACGTGCCAGTCGTCACGGAAGACAAGACTGCCGACGCAGCGCCGGCGACGGACGGCTTGGTGCCGGAGCAAGGCCACAGTGAGCTGGAGACCGCCACGTCGGCGGCCTCCGCAGGCGATGGTGCTGCCGTCGACCCGTTGCAGGCTGACCATCCGGCAGCGGACCAGGACGCCGCCATCGACGCGGGTGCTCCGTCGCCGGAAGCCGACACCACCATTGGGGTTGCCGCTGGTGGGGACGATTCGCCCGATGCACTGGTTTCTGATGGTCTCTGGCTGTCTGCATGCTTTGAAGTACTCAGCCCGTTCAAGCACGAGGGCGTGGTCGTCAAGCCGCCGGCGTGGATCGAGATGACGTGGGAAGAGGCGCAGGCCTACCAGGATGCCGGTGTCCTCGGTGACGAACCGGTCGTCCCGGAAGAGCTGGAGTAACCGGCCGTCATGTCCTACTGCACGCTCGCACTGCTGTCGGCGGCCAAGCTCGCCCAGGAGCTGGCGCAGGTGGCCACGCCGGAGCGCTATCCGGTTGTGGACGATGCGCTGATGGATGCCACGCTGCTCGGCAGCGATCGCAGCGCATTCGACCCGGCCGATGTGGCGATCGCCGATCAGGCTGCGGCACATGTGCAGCGCGCCCTGGACGATGCCGATGGTGTGATCAATGGCTACCTGGTAATGCGCAAGCCCAAGCCCTATCCGGTACCGCTGGCGGCGCCGGTACCGGGCATTGTGTCCACCTGGGCCCGGTGGATTGCGCGCTACCTGCTGCACAAGGACCGGGTCAACACCGAGGAACGCACCGATCCGGTGGTGCGCGACTACAAGGAAGCGCTGCGCTTTCTGGAGTTGGTGCGCGATGGCAAGTTCAGCCTCGGTGCCGATGACCCGCTGCCGGCGCCGAGCGGTGGCGCACCTGAGGTCTGTGCACCGCCGCGGGAGTTCAGCCATCGAACCCTGCAGGACTACGGCCGGTGAGCACCCAGCCCTTCGACACTGGCTTGGTGCGCGATCGCATCCGACAGGGCGTCAGCGAGAAGGATCTGCGCAAGGTGCAGGGCAGCGCCGACTACGCCGCCGTTACAGCGCTGCGCGACTTCCCCGCGCCGTGCTGCTACGTGCTGCTGGCCCGGGAGATGCCACTGGAGACCAAGACCGGTGCTTCCATTCCCGGCCAGCAGGCGCGCCTGGCGCAGTTGGTCGAAGTGAACTTCGCGGTAGTGACCGTGTGCCGCAACTACCGCGAGCAGCGTGGGGCGCAGGTGATCGATGAGCTGCGCCTGCTGCTGGGCAAGGTTCGTCAGCCGCTGCTGGGCTGGACGCCGCCCATTCCTGGTGGCCGTGCCTGCCAGCTCATCGAGGGCAACCTCGAGGACTACGACGCTGCCACCGCCCTGTGGGTCGACGTATGGAAGACCCAAGCCGTTCTTCAACCCGAGATTCCGCGATGACTACCCAGATCACTCAGAAGCACACGATCAAGAAGGCGGGCCTGTCGCTTGCGAGCAAGCCCATTGCGGAAGGCGAAACGGTGGAGCTTCCTGCCGACCTGGTGCCCTGGGCGGTTGAGCGCGGCTTCATCGACGCTCCCGACGCCGATTCTTCCCCCAATCCGTCGCGCAAGGCCAACGGCCAGGCGACTCCTGCCATCGCCCAGGAGGCGAAGTAAGTCATGTCCAAGACCGAATATTTCTCGTTCCAGGGCCGCGTGTATCTGGGCCTGCGCAATGCCGATGGCAGCCGCGCGCCGGCGCGCTGGGTGTATGACAGCAGCGTCCTGGAGCTGGCCATGTCCAGTACCCGTGAAACCAAGAAGGAGAGCTGGTCGGGTGTGCGCGGCGTCGCCGCTACCATGACCACCGAGCGCAACCTGGGTGTGAGGCTGACGCTGGGTCAGATCAACACCGACAATCTGGCCCTGGCCACCGATGGCACGCTTCTGGATTTGGCTTCGGGCTCGGTCGCCAACGAGGCCATCGGTGCCGTCAAGCCCGGCGACGTGGTCGCGTTGGAGTACGCTGCGATCAGCGCGCTGGTGCTGGAGGGTGGTACGCCGGCAGCACCGCTGGTGGCCGACACCGACTACACCTTCAACCCGGCCACCGGCATCATCACCTTCCTGACCGCCAAGGCCGCGGTGGTCGCTAAGACCTACGAGTACGCTGCCCACAGCGTGGTCAAGGTGTTCGAGAGCAGCAAGTCGGAGTACTACGCGCTGTTCGACGCGGTCAACAGTGTCGACGGTACCACTCAGCGCATCCGCGCCGACGTGAACCGCATTTCGTTCCCGGCGGCTGAATCCCTGGCGCTGATCAACGATACCTTCGGTGAGATCGTGCTCAATGGCGAGGCCAAGATCGATCCGGTCCGCCAGTCCGATCCGCGCTTCGGTCTGTACGCCCGCGTCCTGCTGGTGGATGCGGCCTGATGGCTACCCGCATCGGTAACCAGGCCGAGCTGCCCTCCGGATCCGGTGCGCCGGAACCGGAGGGCATTGCCGACGAACTGGACATTCTGGCCGGACAGCAGCAGGGCCAGGTCGACGGTAAGACCATCATCGTGCGCGAATACGGCTTCTTCGAAGGGGCCCGCATCCTGCCTGTGGCCGCCCCTCTGCTGGCCGACCTGCAGCCGCTGTTTGAAGGGCGCGAGCCGGCTTCGATGCTGCAGGTCACCGATGTCCTGCTCTCGCATCCGGATGTATTCCGCCACCTGCTGGCCTGCGCTATTGCCCCTCCGCCGGGCGAGGGCGCCGATACCGCAGCCGAGGTGCGGGCGCAGGAAGCTTGGCTGGAAACGCTAAATGAAACCGATGGCGAGCAGATGCTGCTGTTGTGGTGGCAGGCCAACGGAAATTTTTTGCTGCGCCGGCTGCTGCGCAACGCCGTCGGCAAAAGGGTGAGCCAGTCGGCTACGGACGCGTCTTCACCGACCTGATCTGTGCCGGCTACGGGCGCTGCTTTGCCGATATCGGTCGGATGACGCAGCGCCAGATCCTGCTCGCTTGGGAGCATGTCCAAGCCCAACAGCGGCGAGCACGGCGGGAGCGCATTACCGACACCAACGCTGCCTATGCCGGGGGTGATCCGGCGACCACCTTGCTGAAGGAACTGAAGTAACAATGGCCGCCACCCGCAACCTTGAACTGGCGATGCGCATCGCCCTGGATATCGAGCAGGCGCAGAAGAGCCTGCCGGTGCTGCAGCGGGGGCTGGCCTCGATCAAGGATGCTGGCACCGCCGCTGGCGCAGGTCTCGAGGGTGTCACCAAGGGTGCCGACAAGGTGGCCGGCGCGCTGGACCAGGCCAGCCGCAGTAGCGCTTCAGCCGCGGATCGGGTGCGCACGGCCGGCGCATCCATGCAGAAGACGGTGGCCGATGAGATCCGCTCGATCTCCGAGCTCGATGCTCGTCTGCAGCAGGGCGCGGCCAGCATGTCCGAGCTGGCTGACGCCGAGGCTCTGCTCGATCGGGTCATGGCGCGCGGGCTGATCACCACCGAGGACTACAACAGCGCACTGAAGACGCTGGACAAGCAGGAAGCATCGCTGAGCCGCACTGAGCAGCAGCGTCAACGCTCCCTGGAAGGCGTCATGGGCCGGTACGACGGTGCGTCGGCCAAGCTGCAGAAACTCGAGCGCGACGAGCGCGAACTCAAAGGCGCGGTGGATGCTGGCCGGATCAGTCGGGAGCAGTACAACCGCGCCCTTGCGGGGATCAACATCCAGCGTAACGCCGTCAACCTGGCCGAAATCAACAATCGCGGCCGCGGGCCGGGCGCTATCTCCGCCGGGCAGTACCAGATGGCCATGCGCCAGCTGCCGGCGCAGATCACCGATATCACCACCAGCATCGTCAGCGGCATGCCGATCTGGATGGTGGCCATCCAGCAGGGCGGCCAGCTGAAGGATTCCTTTGGTGGCGTGGTGCCGGCCGCGCGTGCGCTGGCTGGCGCTATTACCCCCACCATCGCCGTGGTCGGCGGACTGGCCGCGGCGGTGGGTGGCCTGGTGCTGGCCTGGAAACAGGCGGCCGACGAAGAGATGGCTTTCCAGCGGGCGTTGATCGTCACTAACAACTATGCAGCCACCAGCACTGCCAACCTGCAGACCCGGCGCGATCAGCTCACCGGCCTTCAAGGCGTTTCCCGAGGCAACGCTGCTGAAGCGCTGACGAAGGTGGCTCAAACCGGTCGTTTCACCGGTGAGCAGTTCGAGCTCGTCGCCCGCAGCGCTGCGAAGATGCAAGCCTCCGCCGGCCAGGCCATCGATACCACCGTGGCCAAGTTCCTCTCTCTGAAGAGGGATCCGGTCGAGGGTCTACTTACGCTCACCGAGTCGGAGAACTTCCTGACAGAAGCCCAGCTCGCGCGCGTGCGCGCCCTGGTCAAAGAGGGCAACCAGCAAGAGGCAGTGGCGGAGGCGATCAAGATCTATTCCGATCGCCTCGATGAGGTCGCAGATCAGAGCGATGAGACGATGCCGGCGCTCGCCCGCGGTTGGCGGGATGTCAAGAAGGACGTCAGCGGCGCCTGGGGCGCGCTGGGCGACTTCACCAACGCGGTGGTCCAGCTGGCTGGCGAATGGGGGGTGCTGGCCAGGCTGCCGCGGCTGTCCGATCTGTTGGGGATGGGCGTGGTCGGCAGCACGCTGGCCAAGAACTTCGGGCTCCCGTCCTTTGCTGACCTGACCGGCAAGATGGCAGCGCGCATCCGAGCGGCCTCTGGAACCAACGCGCCTGTTAAGGTGCAGATGGCTGGCATCTATGCACCCATCGATCCCGACCAGGCCAAGGCGGCTAAGGAGTTCGAACAGTTACGCCTTGAGAACCTCAGCAAGGAAAAGAAACTCGAAGAGGAGATCAAGAGGATCCGGGCCGCTGGCAATGCTGCTGGCAAGAGCAATGCCGAGGTTAAGGCGCTGGAGAATGAGGCACGGGCACGCTACCTGGAGAGCCTGCCCAAGAAGCCGAAGGGTCCCAAGTCAGAAGCCCAGAAGGATGAGGCGGCTGCGCTGCGCGAACTGGAGCGCCTGAAGCAAGAGATCGAGTTGGTCGGCACGCTGGATGAAACCCGCAAGAAGGCCACCAAGACGGCAGAGATCGAGGCAGCCATCAAGGAAGGGAACTTCCAGAATGCAACGGCAAAGACCAAGCAGGAATTGCTGGACACCGCCAAGAAGCTGGACTCCGATCGCCTTCGCGTAGAGGCGGCAAAGAAGCTGCTGGAGGTGCAGGATCAGATTGCCAACCTTGAAGGGCGCGGTCCCGATGCACAGCAGGCCAAGAGCTTGCGCGAGCTCGAGGTCACACGCCGGCAGATGGTCGAGGCTGGCAACCAGTCCGGTGTGGCCGAGGTCGACCGTGCCAAGGAGCTGGTCCGCCTCACGGCCGAACTGCAGAAAATGCAGGAGACCTACAACCGCGCGATGGGCGAAATGGGTTTGGCTCAGCAGCGCATCCAGGTTGAGCTGCAGGCCGGGCTGATCACCGAAGCGCAGGCGCGACAGAAGCTGGTAGATCTGTCCCGGCAGCAGCTGACCGCCCTGGGCGATCTTCCCGATCGCATGCGCGCCACCGCCGAAGCGCTGAAGAACCCCGAAGCGCTGCAGGCTGCCGAGCAGATGGCCGTCAAGCTCAAGGAGATGGCCGCCACCACCAACCTGCTGCAGCAGAACGTGCGCACCACGTTCCAGGGCGCATTCCGTGATGCCCTCATGTCGCTGGCCAATGGCAATGCCACCCTGGGCGAGATCGTGCGCAGCTTCTTCCAGTCCATCGCCAGTGGCCTGGCTGGGTATGTGGCCGATGAGCTATCGGCCAAGCTGGCGTCCACCCTGACTGGCAAGCTGTTCGATAGAGGCGCCGAAGTCGGCACGCAGGCCGCGGCGGCGACCGCGACGCAGGCGTCGGCGGCCGCCTTGTCCTCTGCTGGCGGTGTTGTCACCGCCGGTGCAAGTGCCGTGACCGGTAGCGCGTCGGCCTTGGCGGGCGCCGGCGGCGGTTTGATCACCGGTGCGGGGGCCCTGACCGCGGCCGCAGTCCAACTCAAGCAAGCCGCCGCCGCACTGGCCGCTGCCAACAATGCCAACGGTGTTGTCGACATCATCGGCGGTCTCGCTGGCGCCGCCGGCAAGACGGGTACGGTCAGCGTCGGGACACCGGTTCCGATAAAGAAGGCCCAAGGCGGCCCTGTCAGTGGTCCTGGCACCAGCACCAGCGACAGCATCGCGGCCTGGCTGTCCGATGGTGAGTTCGTGGCCCGCGCCAAGGTGGTCCGGCAGCCAGGTGCACTGGCTTTCCTGCACGCCTTCAACGCCATTGGCATGGATGCCGTCCGGCGCTGGGGTGCTTATGCCTTTGCCGACGGCGGCCTGGTCAGCCAGATGCCCTCTCTGCAGCGCTCCCCGGTGTTCAACACAGTGACGGCGGCTCCGACCGGCTCGCCTACTCAGCTGGGTCTGCGCCTGATCAATCAGGTATCGCCGGGGCTGTTCGAGGAGTACATGGACGACCCGGGGAGCGACACCACCATCATCAACAAGATCAGCCGCAACGCTGCGGCGATCCGCCAAGCACTGGAACTCTGACTATGGCCTGGGTAACCGACACCGCCGCCAACATCACCGACCTCATGACCCGGCTGCGGGACTTCCTGACCAGCAATGCTTCGCTCGTAGCAGCGAACCAGCAGTGGCAGGTTGTGGGCGGCGTGGCCAGCGGCCCGATCGCGGCCAACGATTTCGTGTCACTGAAGGGGCGCGGGCTCGCTGGTGAAGATGAGATCTATCTGTCGCTGCTGGCGTGGGTGGTGCCGGCCAGCAACTACTACAACATGACCCTTCGCGGCCACGTTGCGTACAACCCCGCGCTGCCAAGCATCGACCCGCCTGGCACCAATTCGAACTACATCTCGATCTTGGGCGTGAACTCGCCCATCAAGTACTGGTTCATCGCCAACGGTCGTTGCTTCAAGGTGATCACCCGCATCAATGGTCGCTACGACGCCATGTATGGCGGTTTCATCCTGCCTGAGCACCTGCCGGGGGATTGGAGCTATCCGTTGTTCATCGGCGCGTCCTTCCTGGGGAGGAACGCGCAGGCGTCGCTGGACACCTACCAGCATTCGAACTTCTGGAACGCGAATGCTGATGGCAGCGGCAACCTGGCATTGAGTCAGGGGTATCTGTTCAGTCCGGTCCAGGCGTGGATGCCGATTCGGAACTTCTACAGCGGCACCACCTTGACGACTGCGCGAATGACCTTGCCGTGGTCACGTGGCGTCCGTCAGCAGAACTTCCGGAACTGCCTTGACGGTCAGCGTTGGCTGCAACGTGGCCAGCTCGTCGGCATTGGCTGGGTGCCTGGCAACTATGACCGAGGTGGGCAGGTCGGCGACATGCCAGAGCGCGGGCAGTTCTTCGGCAGCTTCGATGGCGTCTTCTACACACCAGCCTTTGGCGCCACGGCAGAGCAGATCGTGACCGTGAATGGTGTGGACTACCTGCTGGTGCCGAACGTGTATCGAACCGGCGACGGCGAATACGCCGCCTTTGCTTTGGAGTGAAAAATGGCATACGCCGAGTTCAACAATGTCCCGAACGTCCAGACGCTGATCGACCTGGTCGTGCAGTTCGCGCAGGCCAATGGCTGGACCGTCGAACGCAACACGCTGTCAGGTGCCAATCGCACTGCCACGGTCCGCATTCCTGGGGTATCGGACTATGTGCACCTGTTCAATACCGGTCAGGACAGCCTGCGATCGCGCATCTCCATTGGCTACGACGGAGGCGCGACCCCGGCGCAGCAGCCGTTGGCGTCTCCTCGCGACATCTTGTCCTACGAGCTGACCGGCCCCTTCCCGCGCCTGAAACTCTTCTCTAACGGGACCGCGATCCATGCCGCGATCGCTCAGGCAGTCGCTGGCGAATACCGCCATCACGCATTCGGCGTACTGGAGAAGGCTGGCAGCTACGCCGGCGGTACCTACGTGGACGGAACCTACTGGCCGCGCACCGGTGGCTGGAGCGGTCTGATCGGCCCCAACGGGTCCAACGTGGTCCTGTTTGGCAACAACACCAGCAACACCGGCTGTGGCCATGTTCGCGCCGATTGCATTGAGGATGGACGGAGCAACAGCTACCACCAGCTGTGCAACTACTTCAGCGGAGCGCTCGGTGTAGAGGGCCAGGCCGGCAGCGGTGTCGGGTCGATCTACCAAGCAACGACATCCGACAGCTACGACAGCATGTGGCTTGGCTACGTGCTTGCGGGCGCGGATGACAACACGTTCTCTGGCCGCAGCGTGTTTCAGCCGATCCAGTTGACCGTCCGGCGGCCTGGCACCACGCCTTACCACTCCCCGATCGGCCACGTCATCGGCCTGCGCGCTTGTTACATGGATAGGTTGGAGCCTGAGCAGGAGGTCACGATCGCAGACGAGACTTGGGTGGTGTTCCCCTGGCTGCGCAAGTTGGCGATGAGCAGCAACACCAACGCACCGCCAGCAAGCGGCAACTATGGCTGGGCGGTGCGGAAGTCCTGATGGGCGTCATTCTTTCCACCCAGAACAGCACGGGACCGAACTGGCGCAGCGCCAACCTGAGTCTCCCGCGCACCAGGATCCCGCTGCAGTTCCGCGCTGCGCTGGCAGGCGTTGGTTTCTACGTGGGGCCTGGCCATGAGGCCACGGTGGTGGAACCCGAGCAGCGGTCAGCTGGTCCGAACCTGCGCAGCTCGTTCGATGACTGGTACTACAAGATCCACGTCCTGCCTCTGCGCATTGACCTGGGCAACCTGGTCACCAACCAGGTGCGCTACGTCCAGGTCTGGAACTCATACCTCCAGCAGCAGACCCTGGCCTCGGTGACCCTTGAGAACGGCGAAGGCGTCGAGCTGGTAGGTCCTGGCGCCCCGCCGTTGGCATTCTCGGCCCTGCAGCTGCGCCGTTGGCAGCTGTCGGTCACGACCGAAGGCCCGCCGGTAATCGCGGCGTCGCTGTCCTACGACTTCGTGGCCCTGGGGCGCCGCGCCGTCACGATTACCGGCAATCGCATGTCGGCGTGGATGCTGCCACCGGATTGGGAGCGGCCTGTCACCGAAACGCTGGCCTGGGCGACCGACGTCCAGCAGTCGATCGGCGGCGGCGAAGCCCGATTCCCATTGCGTGGCTCGCCGAGGCGCTCTTGGGAGTTCAGCGTGCTGGCCGACCGGCGCGAGCGCCAGGTGCTTGAACACGCGCTGTTCGACTGGTCGGCGCGTACCTGGGCGCTGCCGGTCTGGAACGACGTGTCGTGGCTGAGTGCGCGCCTGGCGCTGGGTGTGCAGTCCATCCCGGTACAGGCCGCCACACAGCGCGACTACCGCCCCGGCGGCCTGGCCATGCTTTGGAAGGACGTCACCACCTACGAGCTGGTGGAAGTGGCCGACATTGCCGCCGACAGTCTGCAGCTGGCCCGCCCCACGGCCAACGCCTGGGCACCTGGCACACGGGTGCTTCCCTGCAGGACAGCTCGCATTGCCGAGACCCCCAGCCTGGAACGCGTGACGGACCAGGTCATGCGGTCGACCGTGCGCCTGGCTGCGGTGGAGACCTGCGACTGGCCAGCAGCGGCGCCGGCGGCGGTCTATCGCGGTCGACCTGTGCTGGAGCAGCGCCCCGACCTCGACCAGGCGCAGACGGCCGAGTTCGGCCGGCAGCTGGTCGTGATCGATGGCGATATCGGCCCTGTTGCCGTCGATGACATCACCGGCAAGGCATGGCCACTGCAGTCGCACGCCTGGCAAACCTGGGGGCGCACCGAGCAGGCCAATCTGCGCAGCCTGCTGTACTGGTTGCAGGGCCGCGCGGCTGCGCTGTGGGTGCCGTCTTGGGCCGATGACCTGGAGCTGGTCGAGCCAGCCCTAACCACCTCCAGCGGCATCGTGGTGGCGTGGGCAGGCGTGGCCCGCTTCGGGCGCGCCCAGGCAGGTCGTCGTCACCTACGCATCGAGCTGTTCAGTGGCCAAGTGCTGTACCGGCAGCTGATTGAGGCCACGGAGCTGGATCCACAGCGGGAGTTCCTGCAGCTGGACGCGCCGCACGGCATCGCCCTGCAGCCGAGTGCCATCCGCTTGATCAGCTGGATGGTGCTGGCCCGCCTCAGTTCCGACACCGTGGAGCTGTCCCATGAAACCGATGGTGAGGGCGTCGCGCGTTGCCGCGTGTCCTTCGCCGGCATTGGCGCTGAGGAGAGCGAACCGTGAGCCTGTTCTCCCGCCATGTTGAGCTGTATGAGTTTGGGCGTGGTTCCCAGCGCTGGCGCTACACGTCCAGCGATCGGGTGGAGATCTACGACTCGCAGTCGTTCAGCCCCGAGGCAATCAAACGCGGCCGACTTGGCCAGTCTGCCCAGGAGGCCAGGTCCAATCTTGAGGTGACCGTACCGCTGTCCCTCACGTTGGCTTCGGTGCTGCGGCCCTATCCGCCGACCGATCGGATCATTGTTCGGTGGCGGCGGATCCGGAAGAGCGACGGCGCGATCCGCGGCACCTGGAATGGCGTGCTGAGCGACTTCAGCGAGCGACAGAATGATCTGATCCTGACCTGCCAGAGCAATGCCGGCGCCGCCGCGACGAACGGCCTTCGCCGATGCTGGCAGGCGCAGTGCCCGTTCGCGCTGTTCGATGCCGATTGCGGCCTGAATCCGGAGCTGTTCCGAGTCGATGGCGTGTTGTCGGCCGCATCCGCTCAGACGATCACGTCCACTGCCTTCGCGGCGAAGCCGGACGGTTGGTTCGTCGGCGGTTTCATCAAGTGGGTGCAGGGCACGGCCATCGAGTACCGCTTCGTGGTGGGCCATGTTGGGCCGACCCTCACCTTGCTTACCGCAGCGCCGCTCGCTGCGGGCGCACTGGTGTCCGCCTACCCCGGCTGTGGCCATGCCCTGCAGATCTGCCACGAGAAGTTCAACAACGCGCTGAACTACGGCGGCCAGCACACCATCCCGCCGAAGAACCCCTTCGGACCTGATCCCATCTTCTAAAGGAGCCTCCCATGTGGGTTCAAATCGTCGTAATGATCGTGGCGCTGATCGTCAGTTACGTGATGCGCCCGAAGCCTACGGTTCCGAAGCCGGCCGCCCTGGAGGACTTCAATGTCCCCACCGCCGAGGACGGTCGCGAGTGCAGCATGGTCTTCGGTACGAACTGGATCGATGATCCCAACGTGCTGTTCTACGGCGATCTGCGCACCACGCCGATCAAGGTCAAGGGTGGCAAGAAGTGATGGATCGTCCTGTCCTGGTTACCGTCGAGCACGCGCGCGCGGCCAAGTTGGGCGAACACAGCGGCGTGCTGTGCGCCGCCGGCATCCGCAGCTGGATGGATCGTCACGGTCTGGATCTGCGTCGCTTCCTGGATGAAGGCCTGCCGGTAGAGCAGTTCGAAGCGCTGGACGACGCCTTCGCACGGCGCTTGGCGGCGATCGCCCGCGAGGAGGCTGGCCGTGGGTAGTGGCAAGAAACAGACCGTAGGCTATCGCTACTACATGGCCCTCTACATGGGCGAATGCCTTGGCCCGGTCGACGCGCTGCGGGAGATCCGCGTAGGCGATCGCAAGGTCTGGGACGGCAGCGCGCAAACGGCGTGGACCAAGGTACTCGGGATGAACATCCCCAGGACGGTGCCAGCCACCGGCCCGATTACAGCATCTCGATCGATCACCATTCTGGCGCCGGAGATCTTCGGCGGCGACAAGGGCGAAGGCGGCATCGTCGGCACACTGGAGGTGCGCATGGGCGAGCCCGCCCAGATGCCAAGCACCTATCTGCAGTCGCTGGTGCCCGGCCCGTGGCCAGCTGCCCGTGGCCTGTTCACGACGGTTTTCAATGGCCAGGTGTCGGCCATGAACCCGTACATCAAGAATTGGACGAAGAAGGTCTCGCGCTGGCGCCAAGGCTGGAAGAAGGGGCTTTGGCAGGGCGACCTGGTGCAGATCGATGAAGGGATGAACCCGGCCCACATCATCTACCAGGTGCGCACTGAGGGCATGGGCCACCCGATCGACGTGATCAACGACGAGAGCTTCCGCAAGGCGGCACAGACGTTGAAGAACGAAGGGTTCGGCCTGTGCCTGAAGTGGTCCCGATCAGTTCCTGCAGGCGAGTTCATGGACATGGTGTGCGACCACATTGGTGGCATGCGCATCGAGGATCCGGTGACGGGGCTGACCGAGCTGGTGCTGGTGCGGCCGGACTATGACCCAGCCACCCTGGAAGAGATCGGCCCGGCGAACATCATCGAACTGCTGGAGTGGCAGCAGCCGATGCTGGAAGGCAGCGTCAACGAGATCACGGTCGTCTACCGGGATATCGCCACCAACAAGGACGCAGCTGTCACCTACCAGAATCTGGCCAGCGTTCAGGCGCAGGGCCGTGTCGTCAGCAGTCGCAAGAACTATCCCGGCCTGTGGAACGCTGCGCTCGCGGGCCGGGTTGCGGCGCGCGAAGTGGCGGCAGTGAGCAGCTTGCCCTGCAGGGTGAAGATCCGGGTACGGCAGGATGCCGGCCCCTTCAAGCGCGGGCAGGTGCGTGCCCTGTCGTGGCCACGGCGCGGCGTTGCCCGCATGCCAGTGCGCATCTTGGACGTCGACGACGGCACACAGACCGAGACAGCCGTGGTGCTGACCGTCGTCCAGGACGTCGCCGGCATGGCCGCTGCCAGCTACATCCAGCCTTCTGAGAATGCCTGGGTGGAGCCGGACACCAAGCCCAAGCCGGTCACCGTGCAGCGCCTGCAGGAGGCCAGCTACCGCGACCTGGCCACGACGCTTGGGGCGTCGGAGCTGGCTGCTGTGTCGCCTGACGTGGGCTACCTGACTTCGATCGGTGTGCGGCCGACCTCGGTGGCGTTCGGCTACACGCTGCAGACCCGGCTGGGAAGCGCGCCGTTCGCCGAGGCGGGCGCGGCCGACTTCGCCCCCACTGGCCTGCTGATCACCGCAATGACGGCCACCACAACGGCGATCGCGCTGTCCGCCGGCGTCAGCCTGGACATGATCGAGGTCGGCACCGAGGCGCTGATCGATGACGAGCTGGTCCGCGTGGTCTCGATCGACCCGGTGGCCGCGACGCTGACCGTGGCCCGTGGATGCGTGGACACGGTGCCGATGCCGCATGCCGTGGGCACGCGGGTGTGGTTCACCGACGAATACGTCGGCTTCGACGGGCGCGAGTACCTGGCCAACGAATCGCCCCAGGCGAAGCTGATCACCCGCACCAGCCAGGGTGAGCTGAATCCGGATCTGGCTACGACGATCGGACTGACGCTGCAGCGTCGCCAGATCCGGCCCTATCCGCCCGGCCGCTTGCGCGTGCAGGGTGAGGCCTACCCGCCGGAGCTGTGGACCTTCGGCACCGAACTGACGGTGCAGTGGGCACACCGCGATCGCATCCTGCAGGCCGACCAGCTGGTCGACACCACGCAGGGCAACATTGGGCCGGAGCCTGGCACCACCTACACCGTTCGCTGGTACCTCGCCGGGGCATTGGTGCGGACGCAGGCCGCCATCAGCGGCACGACCGACACCTACACGCCGCCCGCCGGCAGCGGTGGAAAGCAGATCCGTGTCGAAGTCGAAGCCATCCGTGATGGCTACCGCAGCTGGCAGATCCAGCAGCACACCTTCCTGTACCGCGCGCAGCTGGTGACCGAGGCAGGCGATCGCCTGGTCACCGAAGCGGGCGACCCCCTGATTCTGGAGTAACGAAAATGGTCGACGTAAAGATCTCTGGCCTCCCCAACGCCGCTGCGCTCACCGGTAATGAGGCGATTCCTGCTGTCCAAGGGGGCAGCAACGTGAAGGTGCTGGTCAGTGCGATTCGGGCGGGCTTGGCAACCAGCGAGCAGGGGCTTCCCTCGGGCGGCACGGCTGGGCAGTTCGTACAGAGGTCTGCTACTGGCACGCAATGGGCCGGTGCCATACCCGCCGAACCGCTGGGGATCAACAACACCGTTGTGCAGTGGATCCGCCTGGCAACCCTTCCCTGGCAACCTGCTGCAGGCAGCATGCTGATGTTCGACGCTGGAAGCGGCAACATCAACACGACGAAATTCGCCCGTGATCTTGTCACCGCTTCGGTCAAGGGCTACAGCTCTGCAATCTCTGCGCTCACTCAGAGCATTGTTGACGACATGGTCAGCCACCTGCGTCTGCAGGACGGTGCACCATCTATCCCGATTCAGGTTGGTTTGACGCTGGCTGGCTCTCCAGGCTCATTCACAGGTGTAGATCTATGGATCCGGCTTCCTGCGTACACTCGCGGCTTCACGCTTGCCAAGCGTGGTGAGGTGGGAGTCGCTTACCTCGCGCCTCCGCTTGGTGGAGCTGGGAATCTTGTGACTGCAGAGCCGGCCGGGATCGTCTACGCAACGGCGAAGCTACTCGCTCTTGATCCCAACGTTGTCCACAACGTCGGTGATGAGAACATCGCCGGCGCAAAGACCTACACTTCGAACAACGCTATCCGAAGCCTCGCAGCCGGCGCCGGGTTTTGGCTCGAGTCCTTGTCGGCGACCTACGGGTTCATGGTCAACACGGATGGCACTCGGCTGAACGTCAACCTGAGATCCCCGAATTTCGGTGCTCAGGTGTCGACTCTGTTCCAGTTCACTGATTCGGGGGCTCGTACTGGCACGTCCCTCACGCCATTCACAGCCAATACGCAGACTGTTGGTACAGCAGCGCTTCCGTTCAACCAGTTCTTCGCGCAGAACACGGCGATCAGCGCATCCGACGCTCGGTTGAAAACCCCGCTGGAGACCATGACGGATGCTGAGGAAGCGGCATTCCTGGAGATCAACGAGCTGGCGATGAAGTGGAAGTGGTTGGAGCGCGTTTCCGAGGAGGGTGACGATGCTCGCTGGCATGCCGGTCCGGCCGTTCAAGCCGCTGCTGCAGTGATGGAGCAGCACGATCTGGACCCGTTCGCTTACAGCGCATTCTGCTACGACTCTTGGTCAGCCACGGAGGAGGTATGGCATGAGATTCCAGCGCAGGAAGGGGAGTGGCTTGAAATCCCCGCGCAGGATGCGGTCTATGAGGTGGTACCAGCTACTTACGCAATCATTCCGGCCAAGTACGACGAAGCTACTGGCGAAGAATTGGAGCCGGCACGGCAGGGGGAGATGCTCACGCCAGAGCGACAAGGCGGCCTGCTGGCCCCAGCTGTCGAGGCGCGCCGCATCTGCGTGCTAGAGGGGAAGCCAGCTGAGCGAATCCTCGTCGAGCCAGCAAGGGAAGCCGGTGACCGTTACAGCTTCCGCACCTCCGAGCTGCATGCTTGGATTCTGGCAGCTATGGCTCGCCGCGACCGCCGCGAGCGAGAGGCGGTCGAGCTGCGTCTGGCCAACATCGAGCAGCGCCTGGCTGTCCTTGAGTCCGGCAAGTAGTGCAAGAACTGGGCGCCGGCCGATCAGCGGGAACTGATCGGCCGGCGCCGCAACACACGCGACAGCCCGCGTGCAATTGGCCAAGGCCCAGCCCCCTCGCGCGGGGAGGCTCAGTCTGGCCGAGATCCATCGCAGAGGCTGAGAATGAAGACCACAACGCTGTTTCCCTGGCCGGGCGGGAAGACCCGCCTACTGCCGCACCTGCTGCCCCTGGTGGCCGAGAACCCCCACCGCACCTATGTCGAGGCATTCGCTGGTGGCGCTGCTCTGCTGTTCGCCAGGGAGCCGGCCAGGGCTGAAGTCCTAAACGACTGCCACGGCGAGCTGGTGCGCTTGTATCGGGTAGTGGCCAACCACCTGGAAGAGTTCGTCCGCCAGTTCAAATGGGCGCTGACGAGCCGCGAGATGTTCCGATGGTGCCAGCTCCAGCACCCGGACACCCTGACCGACATCCAACGTGCCGCACGCTTCTATTACCTGCAGCGACTGGCATGGGGTGGCAAGGCGACTGGCCAGACCCCCGGTTTCGGCCGGGGCGGCAAGGGCCTCAACCTGCTGCGGATTGAGGAGGATTTGAGTGCTGCGCACCTCCGGCTTCATAAGGTCACCGTCGAGCACCTGTCCTGGCAGCAGTGCGTGGCCAAATACGATGCCGCCGACAGCCTGTTCTTCCTCGATCCGCCGTACTGGGAGACCGAGGGGTACGGCGCTCCCTTTGGCATGGACCAGTACCAGGAGCTGGCCCGTCAGATGGCAGGGCTGCGCGGCTCAGCCATCCTGACGATCAACGACCACCCGGCCATGCGGGAAGTCTTCAGTCAGTTCAAGGACCGGGTAGTGCCAATCCGCTACACCATCGGCCGCCAGGCTGTTCAGCGGCGGGAGCTGATCTACACGACCTGGTAGGGAAGCCAGGGCACGGGGCGGTTCCGCCCCGTGCAATTTCATTCCGCTGGGCGCAACATTGGTGGCCCATCGTTTATCTCACCAGCGGCGGGCGATTTATCGCGCGCCGTTACAGCCAGGGCAATCCTGGCCGGCACCCTCCCCTCATGGAGACGCAGATGGACCCCGACCCTGCCGGGCGCACCGCGCCCCGGATGACCGCTTGTTGCCTGTTCCTGGCGCCTGCCCGCCGGTCCCTGCCTGCCTGAGTGACGGGGGACCGCCAGGCGCCGCTTGCCTGGAGATCGCCCCATGTCCTACAAGATCCTCTACATCACCCTGCGCCGCCTGATCGGCGAGCGCGATGTTGCCGCGCTGCGCAGCCAGCTGCTGCAGCACGGCCCCGTGATGTTTGCCCGTTCGCTGTCACTCGGTTCGCCACGCGTGGTGGCCGACGCCTTGTCGCTGCTGCCGATCAGCGAGCGCATCACCGTGCTGCGTCATCTGCCCTATCCGCTGCGTGATGCGATGAAGCCGCTGTGCATCGGCGGCAGCCAGCGCCTGCACATGCAGCCGTGGTCGCCGGCGGTGCTGGCGATGCGCCACGCCTGATCGGTTGCATCCGTTCCGTTCGTGTTCCGGCCCCGGCCGGCTCTGACATTCGAGGAGAGTCCCATGAGCCTGCTCAACGCCTGGTTCAATGCCTTCCTGCGCAGCCGTCGCGCAGGCAACCTGTTCCGTCGCCGTGCGATGCCCGAAGCCGGGTTTGGCCCGGGCAGCGCCGACGCGGCACCGTTCGCGCTCACCACCGGCCTGGTCACCCTGGCCCAGCAGGAGGAAGCCGAGCTGCTGGCCACGCTGGGGTCGCATGCCGATGGCCTCAGCCCGCATGAGGCCGAGGAACGGCTGGCGACGCTCGGCCCCAACGAGGTGGATCACGAAAAGCCGCTGCCGTGGTGGCGGCACCTTTGGCAGTGCTACCGCAATCCGTTCAACCTGCTGCTGACCGTGCTGGCGGCGGTGTCCTGGCTGACCGAGGACATCAAGGCCACCATGGTGATCGGTGCGATGGTGCTGCTGTCCACGCTGATCCGCTTCGTGCAGGAGGGCCGCTCGAACCGTGCAGCCGAGCGGCTGAAGGCGTTGGTCGGCAATACCGCGCGCGTGCTGCGCCGCAATCCCGGTACCGAGGCCGCCGATGTGGCCGACCAGTACTTCGGTGCGCACCTGCACAGCCGGCGCCCGGCGCGCCTGCTGGACCTGCCGATCCGCGAACTGGTGCCCGGCGACCACATCGTGCTGTCGGCCGGCGACATGATTCCGGCCGACTGCCGCGTGCTGACTGCCAAGGACCTGTTCGTGGCACAGGCCGCGATGACCGGCGAGTCGCTGCCGGTGGAGAAGTTCGCGCACCCGGGCGACGGCCTGGCTGGCCTGCTGGAACAGCACAACCTGCTGTTCATGGGCACCAATGTGGTGTCCGGCACTGCCACCGCCGTTGTGCTGGCCACCGGCAACCGCACCTATTTCGGCACGCTGGCCCTGCGCAGCACCGCCACTGACCGCGCGCCGACCGCATTCCAGGCCGGCGTCAACAGTGTCAGCTGGCTGCTGATCCGCTTCGCGCTGGTGATGGTGCCGTTCGTGCTGCTGATCAACGGCTGGACCAAGGGCGACTGGACCGAGGCGTTCCTGTTCGCACTGTCGGTGGCAGTGGGCCTGACGCCGGAAATGCTGCCGATGATCGTTACCTCCACCCTGGCCAAGGGTGCGGTGCTGCTGTCGCGGCGCAAGGTGATCGTCAAGCGCCTGGATGCAATCCAGAACTTCGGCGCGATGGAAGTGCTGTGCACCGACAAGACCGGCACCCTCACCCAGGACAGGATCGCGCTGGAGCGTCATACCGATGTGTTCGGCCACGATTCGGAAGACGTGCTGAAGTTCGCCTATCTCAACAGCCACTTCCAGACCGGGCTGATCAACCTGCTGGACCGTGCGGTGCTGGAGCACGTGGAGCTGCAAAGCTCGCTGCGGCTGTCGCAGGACTACCACAAGGTGGATGAGATCCCGTTCGACTTCGAGCGCCGCCGCATGTCGGTGGTGGTGTCCGAGCGCGAGGACCATCATGAGCTGATCTGCAAGGGCGCGGTGGAAGAAATGCTGGCGGTGTGCAGCACCGTGCGCGAGAACGGCCAGGACATGCCGCTGGATGAACATCGCCTGGCCCGCGTGCGGCAGACCACCGAAGAGCTGAACGAACAGGGCCTGCGCGTGGTGGCGGTGGCGATGAAAGAGACCGCCGCCAGCCAGACCACCTATTCGCAGGCCGACGAATGTGGCCTGACCCTGGTCGGCTACGTCGCCTTCCTGGACCCGCCGAAGGAATCGGCAGCGCAGGCGCTGCAGGCGCTGGCCGCGCATGGCGTGGAGGTCAAGGTGTTCACCGGCGACAACGAACTGGTGACCGCCCGCGTCTGCGCGCAGGTGGGGCTGGACGCCGACACCATCCTGACCGGCCCGCAGATCGAGCGCATGGATGATGGCGCATTGTCACGGGCACTGCACCACCACCGCGTGTTCGCCCGGCTGACGCCGCTGCACAAGGAACGGCTGGTACGCGAGCTGCGCGCCCAGGGCAAGGTGGTCGGCTTCCTCGGTGACGGCATCAACGATGCCCCGGCACTGCGTGCGGCCGATATCGGCATCAGCGTGGACAGTGCCGTGGACATCGCCAAGGAGGCGGCTGACATCATCCTGCTGGAAAAGAACCTGATGGTGCTGGAGGAAGGTGTCATCCAGGGCCGGCGCACGTTCAACAACATGCTGAAGTACATCCGCATGACCGCCAGTTCCAACTTCGGCAATGTGTTCTCGGTGCTGGTGGCCTCCGCCTTCCTGCCGTTCCTGCCGATGCTGCCGCTGCAGCTGCTGGTGCAGAACCTGCTGTACGACATCTCGCAGATCGCCATTCCGTTCGACAACGTGGACGAGGAACTGGTACGCAGGCCGCTGAAGTGGAACCCGGCGGACATCGGCCGCTTCATGGTGTTCTTCGGGCCGATCAGCTCGATCTTCGACCTGACCTGCTTCGCGCTGATGTGGTACGTGTTCGATGCGCGCACCGCCGGCGACCAGAGCCTGTTCCAGTCCGGCTGGTTCGTGGTCGGCCTGCTGACCCAGACCCTGATCGTGCACATGATCCGCACGCCGAAGGTACCGTTCCTGCAGAGCATCGCCGCGCCGCCACTGCTGCTGATGACCGGCCTGATCATGTCCATCGGCGTGGCCCTGCCGATGAGCCCGTTGGCCGGTTACTTCAAGCTGCAGGCGCTGCCGGCTGGCTACTGGCCGTTCCTGGTGGCGATCCTGTTCGGCTATGCGGTGCTGACCACCGCGCTGAAGAAGTTCTACATCCGCCGGTACGGCTGGCAGTAA